AAAAACATGGATTTATCTTTTCCAAGGGAAGCATACCTGAAAGTTGGATCAGAGAGTGTATGCCTGAGGCATGAACCATGTCCTTCCTGTGGATCTAAAGATAACTTAGCGAGGTATGATGATGGACACGCATTTTGTTTTAGTATTGACTGTGATCATTATGAGCATAGCAATAGTGGCTCTACTGTCATTCCTACAAACAAGCTACAAAAGAATAGAGGTGCTTTCACTCCAATTGGAGGAGAGTTCAAGGAACTACCAAAGAGAAAAATATCGGAATCTACGACACGGAAGTTTGGGTACAAGATAGGAACCTATGAAGGAAAGTCAGCCCATCTAGCATCCTTTATAACAGATGGAGTTTTGGTAGGACAGAAGATAAGATTTAAAGATAAAGAATTTCGTACCATAGGTGATTGTTCTGATCTTTGGGGTAAGCACTTATGGAGTAGTGGTAAGAAGATATGTATAACTACAGGAGAATTAGATGCACTTAGTATTGCAGAAGCTCAAAACTGTCAATGGCCTGTGGTCTCTATTCCCAGTGGTGACAAGTCAGCTAAGAAGGTTGTGGCTAAAAACCTTGAGTGGTTACTTGGCTTTGAAGAAACGATTCTTATGTTTGATATGGATAAGTCAGGGCAGAAAGCAGCTACAGAAGTGGCTGAACTATTCCCACCAGGAAGATGTAAAATCGCTAGATTGGGAAAGAAGGATGCGAGTGACTTACTCTGTGAAGAGGGAGGATCAGCAGTAGTAGATGCTATCTGGAGAGCTAGAGTACATAGACCAGATGGTATTATTGCAGGAGTTGATACATGGGACTTGGTTAATTGTCCTATGTCAGCTAGTGACCATGAGTATCCTTGGCAAGGACTTAATGATAAAACTTTAGGAGCACGAAAAGGTGAAATTGTTACATTCTGTGCTGGAACTGGTGCAGGTAAATCTACAGCTGTTAAAGAAATCGCTTCTTATTTTCACAGTAAGGGTGAGACTATCGGCTATATTGCTTTGGAGGAATCTGTTAGACAAGCTGCAGTAGATTTCATGTCTATTGAAGCTAACATGATGTTACACTTGGAGAAGGATTTAGATGAGGAGTTTAGGAGACATATATGGGAGAAAGTATTTGCAGATAACAGATTATATCTGTATGATCATTGGGGGAGTTTAGATGCTGATATTCTGTCTAGTCGTATTCGTTATCTCGTTCACTCCTGCGATGTTTCTTGGATTGTGCTTGATCATCTCAGTATTATGGTCAGTGGAATTGAAGGTGGAGATGAAAGAAGGCTGATAGATAATATAATGACACAGCTTAGGTCATTAGTTGAAGAACTTAATATTGGGATGTTCATTGTCTCTCACTTAAAGAGACCTCAACAGGGAAAGGGGCATGAAGATGGTAAACAAGTCAATCTCTCAGATCTTAGAGGGTCAGGAAGCATTGCTCAACTCAGTGATTTCGTCATTGGACTTGAAAGAGACCAACAACAGGACGGTGAGACCTCTGTTAGAGTACTTAAGGCAAGATATAAAGGCTCATCTACAGGACTTGCAGGGAGCCTCTTCTATGACACAGTTACAGGCAGACTCAGAGAGTGTGGAATTGAAACGTCTGAAGGACATAATGTTGGACATGAATCACCGTCTTTCTGACTTAGAAGAAAAAGTGTACCCTAAAAGAAGTATATTTCAGGAGAGACCATGAGCTTAGACTTAATAGTAGACATAGAGACAGATGGGTTACTTCCTACTGTTACTAAAATACATTGTATTGGTATGTCTGTAGTTGAAGCTGAAGCAGGTCAAGTCTTTGCTAACCAAGAGCCTTATGATTGCTTTGAGGATGCACTAGAGATCATGAGTGCTGCTAAGTCTATTACTGGACATAATCTTATTGGGTATGACCTACCAGTACTAAAGAAAATATTAGGGTGGACACCTAGTAAGCACACAGAGATCATTGATACTCTTGTGCTCTCTAGGTTGTGCCACACTAATCTGTATGAAGTAGATGCTAAGGAACGTAGTATTGATAACAAGCTCTATGGTTCTCATAGTCTTAAAGCTTGGGGTCAAAGAATAGGTGTGTTGAAGAAAACTTTAGGTACAGAAGCAGAAGATATTTGGAGTAAGTTTACTCCTGCTATGGCTGAGTATTGTGTTCAAGATGTATCAGTTACGGCTCACCTCAAGTATCACTTTGATGTACTAGAGTATTCTGAGGATGCTGTAGACATAGAACATAAGTTTGCACAGATCATTCAAAGACAGGTAGAACATGGCTATGCTTTTGATGTCAACAAAGGTAAGGAACTTTATGTTAGTTTACTTAAACGTCAGGAGACATTAGGTTCAGCTCTTAGAGCAAGCTATGGTAGTTGGTTTGTTGATGAAGGTGAAGTAACTCCTAAAGTTAATAGTAAGAAAAGAGGTACTAGCAAAGGAGCTGTGTATAATAAGATCAAACAAGTAGAGTTTAATCCTAACTCCAGGGATCATATCTCTAGGTGTTTGAAGAAGCAAGGATGGAAGCCTACAGAGTTTACGTCTGGAGGTAAACCTAAGATAGACGAGTCAGTATTAAGCAAGCTACAGTTACCTAATTGTCAGGAACTTAAAGAACACTTCTTAATATCTAAACGTATCTCACAATTAGCAGAAGGGAACCATGCTTGGCTTAAATTGGAACGTGGAGGACGTATCTATGGATCAGTTAATACTAATGGGGCCGTCACTGGGCGTTGTACTCATAGCAATCCTAATGTGGCACAAGTCCCCGCATCCTACAGTCCGTATGGCATTGAGTGTCGTAGTTTGTTTAGAGCTAGTACGAATCATGTATTGGTTGGTTGTGATGCTGATGGTCTTGAACTTAGAGCATTAGCAGGATACCTTAAAAAATATGATGGAGGTATATATGCCAAAGCAGCAGTCGATGGTACTAAAGACAACGGCAGTGACGTTCACTCCCTCAATAGAGATGCACTTGGACTATCATCAAGAGATACTGCAAAGACTTTTTTCTATGCTTTCATTTACGGGGCAGGAGATCAAAAGCTTGGTAAGATTCTTGGGGGTGGTGCAAAGAGAGGCAAACAAGGACGAGCTGCCTTGTTATCTGGAGTCAGCGGTCTCTTGGAGCTTACCGAAAAGGTTAAGCAAGTCTTCAGGAGGCGAGGGCATCTCATTGGTCTTGACGGTAGGCAACTACACATACGTTCAGAACACTCTGCTTTAAATACATTACTACAGAGTGCAGGTGCTATACTAATGAAGAAAGCTTTAATCATACTAGATGATCGTCTGAAAAAAACCTACAACCAAAGTGACTATGAGTTTGTAGCTAATATTCACGATGAGTTTCAAATAGAGGTTAAAGAAGAGTATGCAAAAGAAATCGCATCCCATGCAGCTGAGTCTATTTCAAGAGCAGGACAATACTTTGAATTTGGCTGCCCACTTTCCGCAACTAGCCACATTGGAAAAACTTGGGCTGACACACATTAAGACTTTAGAAGACTTAGTAGTATTTATGAAACAAATGAATAGTATGCTTCTTAAAAGTAATCCTTTTAATACTACACTTCAAAGACGTTCTTATGACCAGTATCGTCATAAGATTCTAGCAGGGTTTTATTCTTGGTTATTTTGTTTTACTTGTCAAGATTGTGGATTGACTAATGAAACTAGACCTTTAAACTTTCACCATCTAGTTCCAGAAGACAAAGAGTTAACTATAATTCAATCTTGTGGTATACAAGATAAGATTAAACTATTTAAAGAAATACTTAAATGTGTCTATATATGTGAGAACTGTCACTATCAAAGACACGCTGATATGGGAGATTTAGATGAAGACTTCACGGCTATTAATAGACGGAGACATACTTACATACAGAACTTGTTGGGCTGTACAGAATGAAACGGAGTGGCCTGATGGTATTGTTACTACTTCTACTAATTTAGCAGAGCTTAGATCACAAGCAGACAGTAGTATAAGGTACTGGCAAGAGAAGATAGGCATATCTAATTTTATTATATGCTTCTCTCCTAGAGGGTCAAAATATTTTAGGCACAAAATTTTAGAAGATTATAAAGGTAACAGAAAATCTACAAGGAAGCCTTTAGGCTATCATTCTCTAGTGGATCACCTTAAAGAAACTCATACTACTTTTACTCTCCATGAGTGTGAAGCTGATGATGGTCTGGGTATACTAGCTACTGATGGTAGTCATTCTAGGAATGTGATTGTTAGTATTGATAAAGATATGTTGACAATCCCATGTGAATACTTTAATATGGATACTGAAGTTATTGAGACTGTCACTGAAACTCTTGCAGATTATATGCACTTGTATCAGACACTAGTGGGTGACAATACTGATAACTATAAAGGATGTCCTGGTGTTGGCCCTAAGAAAGCAGTAGAAATACTTAAGACTCCTACTTGGGACAGTGTACTTACAGCTTTTCATAAGGCTGACCTTACTGAAGAAGATGCACTAAGACAGGCTAGGGTAGCTAAGATATTAAGAGCTGATGATTATGATTTTAAAAATGAGGAGGTAATATTATGGGAGCCGTTAAGAGCATGATTCCAGAAGATGAGTTGAATGATCAATGGTTAGGTGGCAGTACTAACATACGTCCTACTTATTATGCTAAGTATAAGATAGATCCTTGGACATTTTGTATTGAGAACAAACTAACCTTAGATGTTGGTAGTGTAATAAAATATGTAGTGCGACACCAAGATAAGAATGGTGTTGAAGATTTAAACAAAGCAATAAAGTGTATTGAAATGATGAAGGAGTTTTACTATAATGAAAAGAGTTAAAGAGTTTCATGAGAAGAT